CAAACTCCCGAATACTTTCCGCCACCGCATCCACAGCGGCGTCGTTTTTGCGCGGGTTGTTCTCGTATGGCGTCAGATCGCCCGGCTTGCGCATTACAAGGCCGTGTTTTGCTATTGCGTCGTGATCCGCGAAGGCGTCTCCGGCCGGCTGCGGCTCTTTGGCCTTGCCTCTGCTTTTCGGTTTTACGGGTTCCGCTTCATGGCCGGTAGCTTCCCGCATGTAACTGGTTGTAAATTCACCTTTTTTCGGCATTGTCTTTTTGCTCCTTTTTTGTGTGTGCTGCTGGTATTATTCCGGGATTTCGTCGTCGCCGCTCAATACGACCGGCACAGCTCCGTCCACAGTCATCTCGCGTTTGTCTTTGTATTCGTCCGGCGCCCAGTTCTTCAGCAATAGCGCCCGGTCTCCGGTGCTGCCCGGAATCCAGCGCTTTACGGCTCGTTTTTTGCCGGTGCTGTCTATGATCTGCTCCGTAACGTAGTAACCGCAGGCTGACTTGTATGTGGCGTTTTCGACCTCTTTCAGCGCTATGTTGCGGGCCTTTTTCCAGATGAAGTTCAAAAGCTCGAAGCGGTTTTTCCAGTTGCATAACGTTTGCGGGGTTACGCCTATCGCCTCCGCGATCTGCTTATCAAATAACCCCTGCTTGAGCATTTCCTCGATCTTGAGCAGGCCTTCCCCTTGCACCCAGTATTGATAGTCGCCGGATTTCGCCGGGTGCTCCAGCTCTTTCAAATCGCGGCCCGCTGGCCCAACTTCGGCCGGTGTTACTTCCGCCGCTGCTGCTGCTTTCGTTTTGCGCGGCGCCCTCGCTTTTGCTGCCATTTTCTTTGCCTTTCGTTTGCTCTTTGCCATTGCCCCGGATCACCTCACAAGTCGCGCTGTCCGGTAAATCTTGGCGATCTGCGCCGCTTTGATCTCCGCAGCCTCTTCTTTGCTGATGTTCCCTATTTGCTCCTCGTAGCGTATCGCGCCGAGCTTTGTTCTGGCGCACTGGTGATCTCTCATGTGTTCATCGCCTCCGGTTTTTAATATACTTGCGTTTTTTATATATTCAAATCGTTAATAACTCTTTATGTCTTTTATTATACGGGAACGGCTGTTCCGGGAACAAGGGTTCTGTTGGTGGTATGTTCTGGCGGTTCTGTAAATTCTGAACACTTTTCACTTTCATACACCCCCCACGCCCCTCCTTTAATGGTTCCCCCTCCCCCCGCTGTTTTCGGGCATAAAAAAGCCCCGGAGCAATCCGGGGTCAGTTGTTCGGAAAATCCGAACTGCTAAATTTTTCTTATGAGTTCAGTTGTCAAGTTTTACTTTACAACTCATAGCAAATCGGGCGTCTGGCCGTATCGGTTCCGCCTGCGGGTCTGGGCGTGCTGCTCTTTGTCGTGCGTCAGGTGGCACCTCTGGCACAATGCCCGGAGGTTTTCCGGCCGGTTGTCTGTTATATCGTGGTTGAGGTGCGCGACGGTCAGAACGATCTTCACGGCCTTTGTGTTTGAATAACTGCTTGATTGTCCGCGGCACCGGCTCTTTTTCTGTCGGTACACGGTCGAGCCGTTTTGTACTCCGCAAAACTCGCAGCGGTTCCCGGCCCGCTTCAATATTGCAGGCCGAATTTCCGTTTTCCAGTTCGCCGGGTATTTGCTGTAATCAATCGGCATTTTTCGACCTCATGTGAATTTAAGCGGGTTTGGTTTTTCCTGCTTTATGTACTGGCGGCATTTGCCCTCCTGTATTTCGATCTCGCGGCAGTTGCAGGCATATTCGCCCAGCCCGGCCCGATTGTTCACGCAGTCGGTACAAACGCACAGCCGGACGGTGGTTGCGCTGCTGGTCTGCTTCTCTTCGGCGTCCTCCTGCTGTTCTTCGTGCGGCAATACGTCAAAATAAAACCTGCACGTTAAAAACGTTTTGAAAGCCAGCCACGCGGCATACCAACTCCGCAAGCGCAAATATCCTTTTTTGTCTGTTTTGTATAATAAACGGTTTGGCTTCATTCTTCCGTTCCTTTCTCTGCTTGGGACATTGCTGTCCCGACCATTTTCGTGGCCTCACGAAATTGATCCGTTTTCATTGCTCCCCTGCCTTCCCGCCCGTGATGTTTTCCAGCCCGCTGGTACCAAGCGCAAGCAAGCCCAGCACTGATGCTCTTTCCGGGCGGTTGTTATTCTCGGATCAAATACAAGATCGCTCATCTTCCGGTACTCCCATATCCACCGGCGCCGCGTTCGGTTTCGGTCAGCTCCTCCGCTTCGACAAACCTCACGGCCGGGATCGGCATAATCACCAGCTGCGCGATCCGGTCGCCGGGCTGGTAAGCGTTGTTGCCGGTACATGTGCCAGCGAACACGGCCGTAATCTCGCCCCGGTAATCGCTGTCAATTACACCGACGCAGTTCGTCAGCAGCTGGCCGGTCTTGTAAACGCTCGACCGGGGAAATACGAGCCCGACGTGGCCCTGCGGGATTTCAACAGCCAGCCCTGTGCCGTATCTGCAAAGAAAATCATCCTCTTTGACTGGCTCGACGCTGGTCGCTGTCGAATCCCAGCCCGCGCTGCCGGGCGTCGCCTGATACGGCGCTTTTGCGTCCGGGTGCAGCTTTTTGAAGCGGACGTGAACAACGCCGTCGCTGGTATATCGCACCCGCTGGATAAGGCTGTGCTGCCAGTCGGTCGCATCGTAACCTTTTTGCAATGAATACGCTCCCGACATAGCCGTCAGCCGGGCACCTGAAGCAACGATTTTCCTCATCTGCAAACGGTTCAAGGCCGAAAGCCCAGACTTGCCCGTCAGAACCCACCGCCGCATACTCCGCCCAGTTCGGGCAGTCCGGATGGTTGAAAATATCGGCGGTCAGCTTCGGCCGGGGGAAGATTTCATCGACCAGCTTATCTTGCGTTTCCCGCATTGCTTTCTCGACGATCCCTTCGACCGGCGTCCACGGCATTTTTTCGCCTGTGTAGAGGCAACGCTCCGGAGCGGGTTTAACTCCGATCGTTTCAACGGTGCAGCCATAAATACACTGCATCTCACATTTGTACTTACTCATTTTTTGCTCCTGTTGTTATTGGTTTTGATCCGAAAAGCGCAGGCCTCCGGCGTTGTGATCGTCGATGTAAATATCCGCGTAAATCTTCCGGGGATTGTTTCCCCACGCTGCCACGCGCGCCGGCAGGTTGTCGTTTACGGCGTCCGGCAGCAAGCCGTTGATCGCCAGGAAACCCAGCGCCTCTTGAAGCTCTTCGCCCTCGCGCATGGTTATTAAAATCCACTTATCGCCCCGCGCCTGCAGCTCCCGGATGAACGCGGCCGCCTCCTGGTTCAGCGCTCCGATTGCTGGCCATGCTTCCGCGGCAATGGTTCCGTCGAAGTCGATCCCGTAAATCATCGTTTTTTGCCTTTCGTTTGCTCTTTTTCTTTCGGTTCAAAACAGTGTTTCACGCACCCTTTGCACGTTGCTGAATAGTTTCCCCACCACTTCCCATCATTTCCTACATGTTGCCCGTCCCAAGTGTGAAAATGGCCTTTTGCGCATTTTCCCAGCGGTGCGGCCGGGAACGGCAGCGGTATAAAATGCTTGCAGTCTTTTTCGAGCGGTGGTTCGTTCATTTATTCGTTCCTTTTGTCGGTTTATATTTCGCCAGCGCCGGCCGCAGGTCGTTCCTGTCAACGTAGTGCCGGAGCCGTTCATACCTTGCGCGCCGCATTTCCAGCAAGCCGGCCGGCACTTCGCTCCGTTTCTTTTTCGCTTTGTCGTGGCACTCTTTTGAGCAGTACGTCATTTGGTGATGGTACGCCAAGAATGTGCCGCCGCAAACCGGGCATTTTCTCTCGGTCATTTGCCCGCGCCTCCAGTCAAACGCTCATAGCATCCGCAGTTGTCGGTTCCGTCGCATCCGGCCGTATGTTCTCCAGCGTACCATACCTCTGCGGATGTGGCGTATAAAACCGCGCCCGCAAACGCGACCGCAAACAAGATAACCGCCAGCGCTCCCATTAAAAAGTCTTTCATTTCCTTTGCTCCTTGTTTTTTTTGCACTCTAAAAGCCGAGGATCGCTCCCCGGCTCTGTTTGTTGTTTTATTCGTTCCCGACCGTCACTTCGAGGTCGATCCATTCCCCTTTTACGTAGTAACTATAAAATCTCCACTTCCCGTTGTCGAAAAGGTAAATATAGTCAGTCATGTCGTAGTTGCAAATAAGCATTTGTTCGTCTCTGACGTAGCCGGTCGCCCCGCCTTCCAGCGCCGTTGATTTCTCCGGCGTCGTGTCAAGGTCGAGGATTTCGCCCAGGGCCAGCAGCGCTTCGACCTGTTCCGCTGTTTTATACCAACCGGCGAGTATTGCTCCGGCGTGCCCTGGGTACCCGTCCCGCTGCAGGTTGATCGTTCTGATTGTGCCGTTTGGCTGCTTGATTGCGATTATTGCGCGTGTGCTCATTATTATTCCTCCTCCTGGTCGTCGTCGTTTTCTTCGATGTCTCCGGCCGTGATACTGCCGAAGGTATAACCGCCGTCATGCTTGAGGTACACCGGCGCGTCCTCCTCGAACTGCTGTAAATACTCGATCAATTCCCCGACCGTCATTGTGTGGCCGCATTGATCGGTTCCGTACCCGTTGCGCTTTGCGTTGATTAAAACCTTGCTCATCGTCTTTCGTCCTTTCTGCCGTCTCCGGCGTTGGTTGTTTACTCATAATATAGCCCGTAAAACGGAAAATGCCAGCCGTTTTTATAAAAAATCTAAAAGTTTTTTATTCGGCCTTTTTCACCCGGCCAGCCAACGCCCGAAAAGAAATAATTTCCGGCCGCTGCTGCTGCGTCTATTGCTGCGCGCGCCGCTTTATAATCCGGGTGCTGGCGCTCGATCTTCACGCAGTTTGTGCAGATCGTTTCCGCCGTGAAGGTGGATATTGCCCCGCTGGAAATCGTTCCGCCGCAGCGGGTGCATTTGATAGTCTTTAACAAGGTTGTCCCCTCCCTGTGTGATTGATTGAGCAAAGCATACGTCGAGCGGCCGGGAAAGTCCAGCCTTTTATTTTACCGCGTTGACGTACTTTACAAGGTGCTTGACGTCCTTCTTTATATAAGCCTTCATGGTTATTTGCTGTTGACTATGGCCCAGAATTTGCGCTATAATCTCCAGCGGAACGTCCGCCACGTGCAGGCGGGTTGCTGCGGTCCGGCGCGCGTCGTGTGTCGTGTGGTCCATTTGCCATTCCGCCATCCGCTTGTCGAAGTGATAAAGGAAGGCGTGATACTTCAGGCGGACGCCTGTCCTGTTGGTGAATAAATGCGGCCGGTCTTGTTGGTAGAACTCCTCAAGGATCGGAACCACGCGGCTGTGCAGCGGAATGATCCGGTCTTTCCCGTTATCGGTCTTTTTGCCGCCGACCATGTAGCAATCCGCAAGGTGGACGTTTTCCTTCGTGATCTCCAGCAGCTCGTTTATCCGGGTGCCGGTGTAGATTTGCAGCAATATGATCTTTGCCACATCGTCGCCCGCGTCCGCGTGCTGCCAGATCGTTTCTATTTCCTCCTCGCTGAATGGCTGGTAATCCTTCTCGTTCTTTTTGGCCTCCATGTCTATTTGCTTGCTGTAATCCTTTTCGACCAGTTCGTGTTCGGTTGCGTATTTATATAGCGCGTTTATTAAAACCTTCATCTTGCTTTTTGTCGCGCTGGATTTGGTGCAGTTGTCGAATACGTCTTGAAGGTGCGGCTTTTTGATCTGGCTAAAAATTAGCTGTTGCAGCGGTTCCAGCTGCTTGTACGCAACCTTATACGACGCCGCCATGTTGTCGGAGATTTTGTCCCCTTTGTATTGCAGGAAAGCGTTATACATATCCGTGAACGTCATTCCCTGCACGATTGCGTCGCGCCTGATTTTCGCCGGTTGATCCACCGGGTTGACGTTCCACGCTGCCAGTGCTTCCATCGCTTCGGCGCGGGTGGCGTATGTTCCTATATTTTTATATATCTGCTTTCCTTCCGGCGTCCAGCCGGTTGTTACTCTGGCCCGCCAGGGTTTCCTCCTCCGGCCACTCATCTTTGTTATTGATCCATAGCCGTTTGGCAGCTTCATTCCTTTGCGCTTTTTCTTGACTTCTTCCACGCATTATGCGCCCCCTTTATTTTCTGTTTTTGGTATAGTTTCACAATAAAGGGTTTTTTCTGAAAAGTAAAGGTTTTTTTGTGTCCTATTTGTGTCTTACGTATAGGAAAAAGCGCCCCTTTGGGTGATTGAAAGACCTTGACGCTCCGCTGTTTTCGCGTTTTTCTATGGATAGCCCAGGTCTCTTTAAAATCCTTTGTTTTCGCGGGTTTTCAGCGTTTTTGTGTCTTACGCGTGTTTTACTTTTGGGATTTTACAGAACTTTATACAAAGTTTGCTTTTTTCGCATAGTCTCAAAAAATACTATATTAGGAAAACTCTTTTTTCATAGTTTATACCGTTTTTATGGTAAAATCAGGGGTATGCCCCGGAGGGAGGTGTTATTTCCTGGATGCGGAACAATAACAGAATGTCCGTGAAAGAAGCGGCCGCGTTAATGGGTGTCTCCGAGCAATTCCTCCGGCTAGGATTGCAGCAGGGGAAGTTCCAATTTGGCACCGCTGTAAAGACTTCCAGCCGCTGGACGTACTATATCAATACCACACTTTTCCTGCGCTTCATCGGCGCGGAAATTGACCGCCTCGCGGAATAAAAAAAGGCCGGGATTTTCTCCCGGTCTTTTTGTGTTTCTTTATGCTTTCGGCCCGACGTATATCGAAGGCGGCAGCTCGTATTCCTGCCCTTGCTTTCTCCAAAGGTGGAGGCAGCCGGGGTGGTAGTTTATGTATTCGGATTTTTTCGGGTGGAACTGAACGACCGTTTCGTCGTCCCTGAAGAACAGCCGCTTTACTTCTGCCATGTCGTCCCATGTTGGCGTCTGGTCGTCGTCTCTGGTAACGCTGGCATGATCCCAGCCGCCCCCGTCTGAAATGATCACCGCCAGCCGGTACCCGTCGCGGGGAATCCAGAAGATCCCGTTTCCGCTGTTCCCGTTCTGGCCGTATATTCGACGCTCCGCTTTTTTGTCGCGGAACTTCTCGACGTATGTATTATGTGGTTTCATTCCAACTCCTCACGGTTCCCAGACCATCGGCGGGTCGGTTTGCTTGTATCGGTACAAAGAACACGTCCGGCATTGTGCCGGGTCTGATCCGCGGAATATAGCCCAGCATTTTTTGCAATGTATTTGTATCGCGTTTCCCAGCTCTTTAATCCGCTTTGCCTGCCGTTCCAGCAAGATCAAATGTTCTGCTTCATTGTTGCTCATTCTTCGTTATCCTCCAGTATATAGTCCACTCCTTCACGCTCCGGGAACGTCGGCGGTTCCTGCTTTGGCTTTTGCAATTCTTCCATGCACCGGCAGGCCAGCAGCCGCCGGAACTCTGCCGGATCAATCCCCGCGGGTATATTCAAGCCCCGGACGCGGATTACTTCCGCCGGCTTTTCGTAGTACGTTTTTAATATTTCAATCCGTACCACCCGCCGCCCATTCTGAATGCCGCGCGTTATTCTCCGGATCACGTCGGAAACGTCCAGGCCGACGTGCTGCGCCGTGTCCCGCAGCAACTGGTGGAGCGCCGGGGTTACTCGCAGGCTTCCCATTATACGATCCTTTCCCAGCGGCTGATTACAGCCAGCATATCTGCCGGCAGGCGGTCTCTGATTTCCTGCTTTGTCTCCGGCCTCATCTCCCGGTAATACGCC